CCAGTTGTTAAATTAGAAGATGTTACCTTAATGGATGGCACTATGTTAACAGTTGATGCGATGGAAGTGGGAAGCCCTGCAATGTTTACTGGAGCTGATGGCGTTGCTATTCCTGCTGAAGGTGAATATGAATTAGCAGATGGTTCTAAAATTGTTTGTGCTGCTGGTGTGGTTACTGAAATCAAACCAATGGAAGTAGAAGCTGAAAAGAAACCCGAAGTACCTGCTGCGCCTAGCGAAGAAATGGCTGCTGTATTAAGTAGAATGGCTGAAATGGAAGGTTTATTGAAAACATTAACTTCTACTAACCAAACTTTAGAAACTCAATTAGAAGAAAATAAAAAAGGTTTAGTAGTTGCTTTATCTGCAATTGAAGAATTTAATACTACTGCGGTTGCTGTTAGTTTAGAAGCTTCTAAAAAACCTGCTACTAAAATTGACTTTTCTAAACTATCTGAGTTTGAAAAATATCAATTAGCGAAATACGAACAAATTAAATATTAAACTTAAAAATAAAAAACAAACAAAATGGCAATAACTTACACAACCCCAGTAACGGTAAATGGTCCCAACTTAGTACCTATTATTGAGCAGCTTTATTTCGATAACAAAACTATTGGAAAGGGCTATGTAACCTTTAATGAAGATATTAAAGCAGGTACAATTTTAACAGACGAATTAGTTTCAGTAACCGCACAAGCGTATACTGGTAACGCATTGTCTTCTAGTGGTTCAATCACTATTACTGATAGAGCAGTAACTTTAACTAAATTAGAATACAAACAAACATTCTTAGATGAAACTTTACGTGCCACACGTTTTCACTTAGATGTGAAAAAAGGTGCTTGGGAAATTGAAAGCAATGAATTTGCTACAACTGTACTAGGTAAATACGCTCCATTAGTATCTCAAGATGCTGAATCAATTTTCTGGGGCGGTGTTTTAGCTGCTACTAAAGTATCTGTTGCTGCTTTAACTCCAAACGCTGCACAAGGTTCTATTACTGCTGCTGCTCAAACTGCTTTCGCTACTTTGACTGCTGGATTAGTTGATGGTATCTTTGCTAAAGCATTTTATGATAACGGTGCAATTGGTGGATACATTAAGGTTACTGGAACAACTGTAACTGCTGCTAATATCGCTGCGGAGGTTGGAAAAATTTACGCTGCAATACCAGCAGTAGCTTTAAACAACGATAATGATCCAGTTGTTATTTACTGCCCTCGTGCTTGGAAACAATTAGTTTATAACGCTAATAATACAGTAGGAGCAGCTCAACAAGTTAACTTCTTAGTAGAAGGACAAGGTGCTGATGCTCGTTTTTACTACAACAACATAGAAATGTTATTTGTTCCAGTACCTAAAGATACTTGGGCATACGCTCACCAAAAATCAAAAGTAATGTGGAATACTGATTTATTATCTGACATTAATCGTGTAGAGATTGGTAAGGTAGCTCATGATGGAGATTTGAGATTTATACGTTCTATCTATTGTATTCATACGCATATTGCAACCGCTACAAACGGTGTATTGTACGGAGGATAAAAAAACGGAGGGGTTATTAAATTAGCCCCTCTTATTATAAATTTTTAAAACATAAAAAATGCCTTGTTTATTAACACAAAATTATACAGTAAAAGATTGTTTAACTCCAGCAGGGGTTGCATCATGGTATATTACACCATTTGCTAATATGCTAACAGCAGTATTAACAGCTAATGTTGTAACTACTATTACCAAAACGGTTGCTTTTAAAACTATTGCGCAAGAGATCGAACAAGGTACTTGGAGTTATTCAGGTGCGGGAACTTCGGCTAGTGGCGCTTTAGCTTTTGATTGGGAAGCAATGATTAAAATGAATCAATTAAATACTTTAGATCAAGAAGAAATCACTTTAATCCTAAAAAACAAATGTGTACTTATTGCAGTAATGCAAAATGGCGATGCTTGGATGTTAGGGCGTGAATTTGGTTCTGTTAGTATTGATTCTAAATTTGAATCTGGAGCAGCTTTAGGGGACAATATGGGAACTACTTTAACGGTAAAAGGTAGAGCAATCGCAGCAGCTAAAAAAGTTGATCCAACTATATTAGCAGGATTAATAGCCTAATAGATTAAATTAATTACACAAATATTAAAGGCAACCCTGTAAGGTTGCTTTTTTTATTTTGGGAAAACTTTAAAAAAAAGCGTTAATATATTAGTGATTTTAATAACTAAAAATACAACTAATAGCATCATTTTAACACTAGCTGAAAAGACTACATTAACTAATGTGGTTTATTTATTTGAAGTTACTAATGATTCGAGTGATGAAGTTAAGTGTTTTATTGCGTCCGATATTAGCCTAAATAAAGAAAGATATAATGAATTTAATTTAATTGAAAATGTAACTGAAAGTTTATTGATTGGTACATTCTCATTAACGTTAAGTGGTTTTTATACATATAACATTTATGAACAGGCTAGTTCAACAAATTTAAATCCAACGTTGGCTTTGCATAAAATTGAAACGGGTAAATTACAAATTGCTTCTACATTAACAGATTTAGAACAATATGATGGAAACCAAACAACAACAGTAGTATATAATGGCTAGTATTGAAATAATAAATAATAAACAATCTCTTGCTTTAAAGGAAATGCCTAAACTAGCTTTTACATTGGATAACAATGGAATGGTTAAATATGGCAAAAACAATCTTTACCCACAGGAGTTAGTGCGTTTATATAATGACCATCCAGAGCATAGAGCTATCATTAACCGTAAAGCTCGTTATATTTGGGGCAAAGGATTAAAGGCGGTTAAGCCAGAAGATGAAATTAAAGTAAATGCTTTTGTTGATGGCTTTAATAAAAAAGAAACCTTAAACCAGGTAGGTAAAAAGATTAGTGTTAATACAGAAATGTTTAACGGTCAGTTTATTGAGGTTATAACTAATTTAGCTGGTGTACCAATTGAAATGTTTTTTTTAAATTCGGCTAATTGTAGATTATCCGAATGTGGCGAAATATTATACTTTTGTAAAGATTGGAAAAAATCGCAATCGCAAAGAGAAGTAAAAGAGATTAAGAAATTCAAAGAAGGCGAAAATCAAATAGGTAGTTTCTTTTGTGAGTTCAAATACTATTCGGCAACTGGCTGTAAATTAGATGCTATTTATCCAACTGCACAATATCAATCTATTGTAGAAGATATTAATACGGATATAACTATTAGCGTTACTAATAGCAATATGGTAAACAATGGTTTATCAATGGGTAAAATTATTAACTTCTTTAACGGTAATCCAGATGATAAAACAACCGCAGTAATTGATAGGGGTTTTAAAGGAACTTATACAGGCGAAGAAGGTGAGGCTGTCATGATTGTTCACTCTGATAGAGATGATAAAGCCCCTGAATTAGTAGATGTAACACCTACTGATATGGCGGATAGATTTACCTATACTGCTAAACGTGCTCAAAAGAAAATATTTGCAGGCCATGAAATGGCTAGTGAATTATTTAACATTAAGTTTGATGATAGTTTTTTAAGTGGTAGCCCTGATTTATTAACCTTACAAGAGTTATTTGTTAAAGGATATATAGAACCAAGACAAGAAGATTTATTAGAGTTTTTATCTTATTTATCATTTATCAAAACTGGTGAATATTTAGAAATGATGTTTGAACCTATTAGTTTAATTGGTGCAGACTTATCAAATGATATTGATTTAACCCAAGATGAAAGAAGAAAGTTAAAAGGATATGAACCATTAACCGCTCCTAAATTAGATGAGTTAGGGCAACCTTTACCCGTACAAGCTACCGAAGTAAACGATAATTTAAAGGGTTTATCTGCTAGTGAAAATAGAGATATGCAACGTATCATTAGAGATTTTGTAGCAGGTAAAAATGGAATGAATGAGCATTTAGCTATTGCTAGATTAACGGCCTATGGTTTATCTACAAATGATGCTAAAAAAATGCTAGGTATAAATACAGGTATTGATGCTAAAATGTCAAGTCAAGTAGATAAAATATTATTAGCATTAGAGGCGTGTGCAGAAGATGATAATGATGATGATATTATTTTAGTAGAAGCTGCACACATTCATAATTCAAAAGATGCTTTAAAATATGAGCGTAATTTAATGAAGTTTGCGGATGCTTTAGTGATTAGTGTAGAAGAACTAGATAATGCTATTTTAACAGCTTTAAAAGGCAATCCTACATTAACCATTGATGAGTTAGCCGCTACTTTAAAATACGATGCTATTAAGATTAGTGAGGGTGTAGCACGTTTAACTAAGAATGGGTTTTTAACAGATACAATAGATGGATTTAAACCTACTCAAAAGGCTATTGATAAACCAACTGAGCCGATTGTTAGTAGAGAGGTTTACACCGTTTATAAGTATATGCTTCGTGATGATGCTCAAAAATTAGTAAAAGGAGGTTCATCTCGAAAATTTTGTATTGATATGATGAGAATTAGTAAAACTAAATCTTGGACTTTTGAAGCGTTGGATAGTATAAGTATAGATGGTATGGAAAACGTAGGAGGTACAAATATTTGGGACTACAAAGGAGGATATACTACTGTGCCAAACACTAATGGAGAATTAGTAAACCCAGAATGTAGACACGCATTTTACGCTATTACTAAAACTAGAAAAAAGAAATAAATGTTAGACGTTTTATTTATACAGGAAAATTACTTTAAAAAATTGGCAGGTGTCGATGGTAATGTAGATTTTAAGAAATTAGAAAGCACTATTATTATGGTGCAAGATATTTACATTCAATCATTATTAGGAACTCCATTATATGAAGATTTGAAAACTAAAATAATTGCCGATCCTGATTTATCTTCTTATACAAATGAAAAGAATTTAATAAACAATTATATTGCAAAGTGTTTAGCATG